ACGGTGCTGCGCCAGACCTTCGGCATTGAGCGGGAGCCTGCTGGCGACGGCAAGCTCATCAGGTCCGTGCTCGAGGAGTACGGCGACGACCCGGCGGTTCTGGCATGGGCCGAATCGCTATAATGACCCGAGTGGAGAGCACATATGAGTAATGAAGGAGCGATTGAGGAAAATAGTGGCCTGTGTGCTGGCTGTTCCGGCAAAGCCATGACCGGACAGACGTGCGAAAGCGTCGGGTGCATCCGATACAGTGACCGGGCTGACTCTTTGACACAGGTGATTGAGAAATTCTTCACATACCACCCGCCCAAGAACGACCAGGTCGCGCGGTACACCGAAATCCGAGACGCCGGCGCCGAGCTCGCCCGCGTGATTCTCAAAAACACCCCCGGATGCGCGGACCAGTCTGCCGCGATTCGCAAAGTGCGTGAGGCCGTCATGACCTCAAATGCGGCCATTGCCTGCCACGAATGAAGTCCTGCCCGGCCTGCTGAGGCGCTATGAGCAAACCAACCACATGCAAAGGGCGCACAAAGAAGGGAAAGCCCTGCACGCGAAAAGCGAGCAACGGTGGCTATTGCTACCAACACGGCGCCAGCGCCAGCGAGGCGGGCCTCACCGAGAAGCAGCGCCGGTTCGTCGAGGCCTATATGGGCGCTGCGGCCGGCAACGCGACCGAGGCGGCAAGGCTCGCGGGGTATGGTGGTGACGAAAACACCCTATCGCAAACGGGTCACCAAAACCTAAGAAATCCTAAGATTTCAGAAGCTATCAATGAGCGGGTTGATTCCGACCCACTCGTGATGACTCGATTCGATCGGCAACGATTTTGGAGCAGGGTCGTCCAGGGCAAAGAGCTCGACGGCGAAGACCCGGCGCAGATGAGGGACAGGCTGAAGGCTTCGGAGCTGCTCGCGAAGGCACAGGGCGACTTCATCGAGCGCGTCGAGCACACCGGCAAAGGCGGCGGTCCCATCATCACCGCATCCGGCGCCGATCTGTCGATGCTATCGACAGATGACCTCGCCGAGCTGGAAGGCATCCTGGAGAAGATCGAAAATGAATGAATGCCAAATTGCCCACATTAGCCAACGTGCGCACCGCCCTGGCGGCCCGGTCGTTTGAGTATCTCGTCCGGCGCATCAAGCCGGAGTTTGAACTCCAGTGGTTTCACCAACGGATATGCGCAGAAATTCAAACGTGGGCGGAGGCCAAGGAGCCTTATGTGCTCATTCTGGAGCTGCCGCCCGGGCACGCCAAGAGCACTTATGCGAAGCTTGCGTGCGCCTGGATTCATGCGCGCGACGCAGAAAACCGCATCATTTACACGTCGTACGGTCAGGAGCTCGCCGACGAGCACTGCAGCGACGTGCAAGAGATGCAGATGTCGGAGGAGTATAAGGAGCTATGCCCCGACGTAACGCTAAATGAAAAACGTTCAGTCTCGGACACCATCGGGCGCGGCGCGCGTCGAACCAAGGACCGGCACGATATCGTCGGCCGCGGCGGCGGATTCCGCGCCGTGGGAGTGGGCGGCTCGATCACCGGCTTTCGCGCCGACGCGATCGTCATCGACGACCCGCTCAAAGGGCCCAAGGAGGCCGCAAGCGTCACGCTCCGGGAAGACCAGTGGCGATTCTATAACCGCACGCTGAAGACCCGGCGACGCCCCGGCCGCCCGCTCAGGTTCCTGGTGCTTTTGACGCGATGGAATCTCGACGACCTGGCAGGCCGGATTCAAGAGCGCGAAGAAAACTGGCGCAAGGTTTCGTTCGAGGCGCTGCGCGAGGATATGAGCGATCCTGACGACCCTCGGGAACACGGCGAGGCGCTGTGGGATGATGTCATCACCGCCAGCGAGTTGGAGACAATCCGCAGGCTTGACCCTGCTGGGTTCGCCTCGCTGTATCAACAAAGCCCCGTCCCCGAGGGCGGGGCGATCATCAAGACTATCTGGACCGAGAATCGCTTCACGACGATTCCGGCAGGCCCCGGCACGTGGATATGGAGCTGCGACCCGAAAGCCGGGTCGAAAGACCCGAAGTCCTCGCGCGTGGTCATTCAGCTATGGTTCCAGCCGAAACTGCAGCCAGGGAAGGTCTTCCTCATTGACCAGGTCAAGGGGCTTTGGGACCAGCCCGAGACCATCGCCGAATTTCGGCGTCTTTCGAGGTTGCCGCTGTGGAAGCTCGCAACCGCAAAGCTCGTGGAGAATAAGGCCGACGGCAAAGGCATCGTTGCCACGCTCAAGTCCGAAATCCCCGGCCTGCTCCTGGTCGAGCCGCAGGGTGACAAGGTCGTGCGCGCCAAAGCTGTCTCGCCGTTCTGGGCCGCCGGCAACGTGTGGCTTCCCGATGAGTCGATCGCGCCGTGGGTTGGCGACTTCGTCCAAGAGCTTGTGAGCTTTCCCGCAGCTGCACACGACGACCAGGTCGACGCAATGGCGTTGGCGCTGAGTCATCTATTTATCACCGATGGGCATGACCCCATCGAGCACCTACGCCGCATCGTTGGAGCCAAACGCCGATGAGCCGAATCGATTCATTAAAAAAGTTCATCGGCGGGGTGGTGCGCACGGACTCCATCGCGAATTACCTGAGCGGCCTGGGCACCCCCGAGCTCGACTCGGGCGCGTCTGGAAAGCCCAGCCTCGCCACGCGCCTGGAGCCCCACGACCTCGACCGGCTGTACCTGCAAAACGACATCGCCGGCATCATCGTCGATGAGATTGTCGATGAGGCTTTACGGAACGGCTTCACGGTCGACGTCGCAGACGACCCCGAGGGCGCGCTCGACGACGAATTGAAAGACCTGCACGCGGCGAGCAAGATCGGGCGCGCCGCGAAGTGGGGCAGGCTCTACGGCGCTAGCTTCGTCCTGATGATTCTCGATGATGGGCTCGACTCGATCGCGCCAGTAGAGCCCGACAAGATCCGCGGCGTGACCCAGCTTGTCGACCTCGACCGCTGGGAGGTGGAGCCGGTGCGCTGGCAGCTCGATATCAATCTGCCGGGATTCGGCGAGCCGGACGTGTACCAAGTCACCCCGCATACAAACGGCGGGGCAGCGACGGGGGTGGCGGGCCAGCAGGTCCATACATCAAGGCTTCTGAAATTCGGCGGGGTGGAGCTCCCGCGCGCGATGCAGGCGCACAACGGCGGCTATGACGACAGTGTCTTGCAGCGCCCGTGGGATGCGGTTCGCCGATTCTGCGAGACAGAAAACGGCATGGGGCGCATCGTGCAGTCGTTTGAGCGAGCGACCATCTCGATGTCCGGCCTCGCATCGGTGCTCTCTGATGAGGAGGGCGTGCAGATGATCGAGGCGCGCATGGGGCTATTGAGCCGTTCGGTCTCGATGCTCAATGCCGTGCTGCTCGACGCGGATTCAGGCGAGCAATACACGCGCACATCGTCGACCGTGACGGGCCTGCCGGAGTTGTATGACCGTTTTGCGCAGTCCGTCTCCAAGGCGGCCCGGATGCCGCAAACGATTCTATTCGGCACCACGCCGAGCGGGCTGAACACCGACGGCGAGTCTGGAATTCAGGGCTGGCACAAGCGCGTGCACGCCTATCAGGAGCAGAAGCTCGCCCCCGAGATATCGCGCCTGGTTGGCTATATGTTCGCCGCCCAGGGGAGCGAGCCCGAGGCGTGGGGGATTGCCTGGGCACCGCTCGACGAGCCCGGCGCCAAAGAGCAGGCGGAGGTGCGAAAGCTCACCGCCGAGACTGACGCGATTTATCTGGACCGCGGCGTCAGGTCACCCGACCAGGTGGCCGAGTCTCGCGACGGGTCCTCCGGGTGGTCGATGGAGACCGTCGCGCCGGAAGAGGACGCGGGTTATCAGCAGATGGTCGACCAGATGGAAGGCACCACCGAATAAATGCCCAACTACCCCAAAACGCTCGAGCGGGACTACCGCCGGGCCTTGCGCCAACGCGTAGCAAACGTTGAGCGAGCGACCCGCTATGCCTTCGATAAGTGGCTGGAGTGGGGTGCCGGCGACGCCATCAACGAGCGGGCGCGCACCGACTCGGCAGGTAGTGACGCCGAGCAGGCGAAGTCGATTATCCGGCGCGTGCGCACCGCCTACGACGCGACGTACACCACGGCCAAAGATCTCGACCTTGCAAGCGAGACCTTTGAGCGTGTTGACGGCTACACCTACCGCGGCATCAAGCGCGAGTATGCGGCCGCGGTAGGTGTGGAGCCTCTCATTAACGCCGATACCCGGCAGGTCGCTGCCCAGTTCGTGGCCGAGAACGTGGCTCTGATTCAGGACCTGCCAACCAAGCAACTGGCACAGATCGAGGCCGACGTCGTCCAGGCGATTGAGTCCGGCCAGCGCGCCGAAGCGATATCGAAAGCCATCCGCGAGCGCTCGGGCATGGCGAGGCGCCGCGCCGACCTCATTGCGCGCGACCAGATGGGCAAGGCGGTCAGCCAGCTCAACCAGAAGCGCATGCAGTCGCTCGGCGTCGATAAATACATCTGGCGCACAGTCGGCGATGAGCGGGTGCGTGACGAGCACGCGGAGCGAGACGGCGAGATGTTTAGTTGGTCGGAGCCGCCCGAAGATGGGCATCCAGGCGAGCCAATAAATTGCCGGTGCAGCGCTGAGCCCGTGCTCGATGACGTTCTTTCTGATTTAGGAATTGAGATATGACGACCGTTCAACGCTACGACCGAGGCGCCCTAAAAAGCGCGGTGCGCACCGAGGAGGGCTATATGCTCGCCGAGGGCTACGCCGCTAGGCCGGGCATCCTCGAATACCCGCAGCCAGACGGCAGCATCCGGCGCGAGCTGGTGGCCGAAGAGGAGCTTCACCGCGCCGACTCGCTCGAGACGCTGGCCAGAAAGCCGGTGACGCTCGAGCACCCCGAGGAGTCCGGAGGAGAGCGCGTATTCGTGAGCCCCGAGAATGTCGAGAAGTTCGGCGTGGGCGACGTGTCCGAGGAGGTCGCGGTTGAGCGGCTCAACGGGTTCGTGAAGATCCGCATGGCCGTCCGAAGAAAGGACGCCATCGACGCGGTTGACGCCGGCATCGGTGAGCTATCGGCGGGCTACACGGTCGACCTTGATATGACCCCAGGTGTCCACCCGGTTCACGGTCGCTACGACGCGATTCAAAGGAATCGAAAATACAACCACGTGGCAATCGTGCGCATGGGGCGCGCGGGAGCTGGCGTGCGCATGCGCGCGGACAGCGCCATCAACCCATTTCACCCAAAACCACCCAGCAAGGAAAAGAACATGGCCGACGAAGTGAAGACCGCAATCACCGAAGCATTGGAGCGTCGCGACGCGGAGGACAAGGCGAAGCAAATCGCCGACGAGAACGCCGCCCTGAAGAAGAAGGTCGACGAGCTCACCGCCAAGATTGACGTGCTGAGCAAAAAAGACGCCGACGATAACGGCGAAGACGGCGACGACACGTCGGGCGA